CGATGGCAGAGCGATTGCCTTTAACAAGGCTGACCACACTGAAGATGCTGAAGTATGGGTGTTAGGTGTGGCCCTTGAAGGCGGTGATGCAGGCACTATTGGCACGGTTACTATTAATCCATTTTTGATTGTTAAGTAACAGTCTTCTCTAATTTAATCATTAAAAGATAGGAAAACTATTATGAGTAATGGCATGCCATTTACCCCAAGCGTAGAGCAAACAGCAATTGCTATCGCGTATCGAAATATGCAATTGATTGCAGACGCTGTTTGTCCTCGTATGCCGGTGGGTAAGAAAGAATTTAAATACAATGTGTTTGACAGCTCAGAGCGTATTACGATTCCGGATACGCGAGTTGGACGTAAGTCATCCCCTAACCAGGTTGAGTTTTCGGTCACTAGTAAAACAGAAAGTTGTGAAGATTATGGACTTGCCGATGTTATCCCTAATGATGACATTGTTAATGCACCGGCTAACTACGACCCACGTAACCATGCGGTTGAAGGCATTACTGACATTATCGAATTGGCCCGTGAAGTGCGTGTGGCCAATTTGTATAACACGGCTTCTAACTTTGGTACATCACAGTCCCTAAAAGCGAACGGTTTTAAGTTGTTATCAGATAATACGTTTGATGTGTTGCCCTTTTTACTCGAAATGCTTGATGGAGCGTTAATGCGTCCGAACCATTTCACGATGTCACAAAAAGTTGCAACGGCGCTGCGCACCAATAAAACCATTATTAAAGCGTATAACGGCACATTGGGTGATTCTGGCTTAGTGCCGCTCAAGTTCCTTGCTGAAATGCTAGAGCTTGATGCCATCAACATTGGTCGCTCTCGTGTTAACACGGCCAAAAAAGGAAAGAGTCCTGTGTTATCTCAAGCATGGCAAGACTCTTTAGCTATGACGTATGTCGATCCATTAGCCAGCACAATGAATAACCGCATGACCTTTGCAATGACGGCGCAGTACCAGGACCGCGTGTCTGGCAGTCGTGAAGTGTCTGCGGGGTTACGCGGCGGCGTTGAAGTGCAAGTGGGTGAAACGGTTCGTGAGCTTGCTATTGCGAAAGATTGCGGCATTTTGTTAACCAACGTACTTGGTTAGTCACACCGCTTAAAGTTTAACGGCAGCGCTTTGCTCTCTCTCCAAAACGCTGCCCTTTTTGAGATTATTTTATGTTTATTTCCCCGCAAGACATCATTAACAAAATCGGTATGAATGTGCTGTTGCAATTCGTGTCAGGCAAATCATTTGATTCAACGACTCGCCCTACCAAGGATGATTTAGAGCAAGCGTTATTAGTAAGTCCTGGTACAGAGTTGCAACAGCAGATTCATGACTGGTATGAAAGCAACCAAAAGAGCGTAACGGCATTAATTACGGGCTATGTAAGCCGCTTTTCGCTAACCCAATCAGAAATAGATGCATCGGTATTACCCGCCATTGCCACTGATTTAATGCGCTATGAGCTATGCACTAACCCTAATGATGAGCAAATCAACAAACGCCGTGAAGTAGCGATGAAGCAATTAGACAAGATTGAGAAAGGCGTGATTAGGCTCACTCCTGATAAGTCTGTTGCTCGCACTGGCATGCGAACAACTAAGCCCCGTAGTCAGTTTAATTGGGAAGCCTATTAAATGGCTGGCGTGTATATCGACATTTCAGGCACAGCCATCAAAGGCTTAACGCTACTGGGTCAAAAAGGTAGAGATGGCCGTGATGCACTCGATGATATAGGCGCGTTTTTGGATTTAGATGTGACATCAAGGTTTTTAAGCCAGGTAGCGCCCGACGGCACGAAGTGGCAACAGTCAAAAGCGGCCTACGCCCGTGGTGGTTTGACGTTAACCGACACGCGCAGTTTAGCCGGTTCGGTGACGCATAACGTGCTTGGTCAAACCTTAGAGCATGGCATGGGCGAGAAATACGCGGCCATTCATCATTTTGGCGGTAAAACGGGGCGCAATAAATCAGTGACGTTACCGGCGCGGCCCATCATCGGTATTGAACTTTATCAGTCACAAGAAATTAATAACATTGTTAGCGATTGGCTAATTTAAAGGGGCTTTAAATGGAGTTTAACTTTGATTTAAACCGCGTTGAAGCGCTGTTAAAACGTGAAACAACCATCGATGTTGGTTTTGCCGCTGACTTTAACGATGCGCGCTCACGCAGTGTTCATGCGTCGATGTTGTTCGTGCTGCCACTCGATGAGCAATTCAAAGAAACCACGTCTGTGACGGGCTTAGATGAATATGACTTCACAGAAATCTTTGGGGTGATGATTGTGATACCCAGCGCTGTCTCAAATGCCTTAGCCGATGAGCACATCAATAAACTGCGAGATGAAGTAAAGAAATGCGTTGCTGGCGTTCAGTTTGAAGGCTGGCAGCCTATCAAGCTACACCGTGGCCGCGTTGTGGAATTTAATAAAGACACAGGAAACTTGATTTACCAAGGTCAGTTTTCTGTCTCATGTCATTTAACTGTGAATACAAAGGTAATGTGATGAAAGAAAAAACACCCGATAAGCTTGAGCCAGAAGTCGTCGTAAAGTCATCGGCAGCGAAAGCAGCACAAGCGGCCCTCAAACAAATGGCTGACAAACGAGCACAACCGCAATCAGCGCCTGGAGATAAACGATGAGCACATGGCGATTTAAAAACAAACTCATTTTAGCAGATGCTGCTGGCACAACATTAACGGGCCTACATGCAATTTATGCCACTGATGTTGAATTTAACATTGAGGGTGAATCTGAAAAAGATGAACTTGAAACGCCCCACTCTGGCGCTAGTTTAGAAGAATATTATGGCGAGCACATCACGCTAAACTTCAAGACTCCGTTAGCTGTGAGCGGCGTGGCTGGCGCTGTACCTGCTGTTGCACCACTCTTTTTAGCCTGTGGCCGCGAGCAAGTCACCACGGCAAGTACTGTTACTTATGTTAAAGGTGATGCGACAAAAGCCACGTGCTTAGTTCGCTTTGGCAACAACACACACCAAATCAGTGAAATGCTAGGCACCTGGAGCATTTCCCTTGAAAAAGGCATTCCAAAGGTTAACTGGCAGTTTAAAGGCTTGTTCTCTGCGCCCATCGAATCAAGTGCGCCGCCTGTTGTTGATTGGACCCGTTGGAAACGCCCTGAAGTACTGGGTGTTTCAAATTCATCGGCATTCACGCTCAACAATGTAACGCGAACGCTGCACAAGCTAACCATTGATGAAGGTAACAACGTTATCTTTGACCGCGCTATTAACCATGAAGAAATCATGATTACGGGGCATGAATCAACCGCTAAGTTCACGTTGACCGCTGATGCGTTGTCGGTATTTAACCCCTTTGAAATGGTGGGTGAAGTGCATGACTTTGAATTTAGTCATGGCACTGTTGCTGGCAAGAAAGTAACCCTACTGGGCAAAGCGCAACTTGGCCACCCTAAATATGCGTCGTTAGAATCAGAATTAACCGGTTATGACTTTGACACTAAATTGGTGCCTTCAGGCGCTGGTTATGACGAACTCACCATTGTTTTTGAATAAGAGAGAGAGCCACATGAAATTAAGATGTTTAAACAAACTCAGTAACGCCACGATTAAAGCCCCTCTTAACTTTGAGTTTGGCGGGGTAACGTTCAAGTTTACCGCGCTAATTAAGGTGGTTGATCAAGACGCTCTCGATGAGCTTTTGAATCCAGCGTCATCAACTGATGTCCAAACCGTTCGAGCGCTGTTAACTGGCTGGGAAGAATTTATTGATGAAGGCGAAACCGTTGAATTTAACGCTGAGACCCTTGAAGAAATGCTCAAATATGGCGGTATCGCAGGCCGTTTGTCGGTTGAGTGCATTAACGCTCAGTATCGAGTGCAGGAAAAAAACTAAACGATGTTGCTAGGTGGTTTGTGGGCGACCTAGCAACAGACTCAACAGTCATTGATGGTGACGAAGCGCATTTTGGTGCACCTAAACAATCAGAAGAACTGCCTACCCATTTATGGGTATTGCCTACAATTTGGCGCAGTGTTGAAGCCATTACATGCGCTTCAAGCCAATGGGTTTTCGATAAAGACGGGGTTGAAATAGCCCTCGATTATGCCAGGGCTGACATTGCTTGGCGTTATAGCGATATTACGTTATCTAAAGCGGATTTTGGAAACGTACAAACATTAGAACGAATGATTTTAGGACTGATAAGGCGACCTGATGAGCAGCAATCTGAATTTGGCGTTACGCTTAGCGTATGATGGTAAGGCGGTTACAGCAGGCGCAAAACGTAATGTGCGTGACCTTAATGCAATACCTGGCGCCATCAAAAATCAGGTGGCGGCCAATCAGCGTTTATCAGTGAGTCAGCAACATTTAATGCGCCAGCAAGGCAGTATGGTGCAATCACTTGGCCTGCTTAAGCGCTCTTATGCGGGTGTTGCTGCATCGATAACGGCCGCAGTAAGTATTGGTACGGCCACCGTGTTTATTCGAGACACTGGCGCGGCGCAATTACTTGACCAGCGCATTAAAGGATTAACCAACAGCGCAAAAGAATATGCTGATACACAAACTTATCTTTTTGCCACAGCCGATCGTTTAAATACAAAATACGATACCTTGGCCAATTCCTATTCAAAAATCCTCAACCTTCAGCAAGTCGGCATTGTTACCCAAACCCAAGGCAAAGCCATTTTAGAAGGCATGGCCAACGCGGCTGCAAAAACGGGCGCGAGCAATGTGCAGTTAGAGCAATCATTGTTTGGTATGACTCAAGGCATGACCGCTGGCGTTCTGCGCGCTGAAGAGCTCAATCAAGTGACAGAGCCATTACCTGGTCTTTTACAAAAACTCGACAAAGCGGCTGGTCTAGCCTCCGGTGGTTTTAGAAAGCTAGTGGTTGATGGCCAAGTCACGAGCCAGATGTTTAAGAAAACGTTAGTGAAAGCATTAGGTGATTATGCGGGTGCAGCGCAGGCGACGCAGGGAAAAATAAACGCCAGCTTTGCCGAAATGAGCACAGAATATCAGCGCATGATTCGTGAGTTTGAAGCGCCGGTTAACTTTGCGGTGACAACCGTTGTCGATTCTATTCGACTAGGTATGGTTGAGCTGCGGGAAAACGAAGCATTAATTGATAACTTAACTGATGCTGCCACTGCACTATCTATTGTCATTGGTGGCCATTTAGTGACATCACTGGGCAGGTCGACTGCGGCTTACGCGGCTAATTTTATAGCTAAGAATAAAGCCTTAAGTGCTGATGTCGCTTTAAGCGCTCAAGCTAAACGAAACGCCTTACAAGAGCAACGTTATGCCGTTCAAAGGCAAGCCGCCGCAAAGCGTCAACTTACAAACGCTCATAATACCAATATACGCACAACCGCGATTAAGAACCTGGCTATTGCAAATGGCCGCCTTGCTGCCACAGAGCAAGCTGTTGCGGCGGCGACTAATCAACATGCCGTTGCAGCTGTTCGTGCTAATGCGGCCGTTCGATTGCTTCGCGGCAGCATGGCATTACTGGGCGGTCCAGCTGGCGTTGCCCTACTCGCTGCTTATGGTATCTATGAGTTTGCCAATCGCGCTGATGATGCTACAGAGGCGACAAAGCGTCTTAATGAAGAAACTAAAAAGCTAAATCCTTTTGCTAATTATACAAAAGCGCGCGCGACGAGTTCATTACTGTTAGCGACTGGCCAACTAAAATTGGCCAAGCAAATGAGCGCTGACGCTAAAACACGTTTTGATAATAAGTTTCTAAAAGGAACGGCTGGTGATGTTAAAGCGGCTGGCGCTGAAGTAGAGCGTTTAGAAAACCGAATTACCGCGTTACGCCAGGTATTAAAAGAAAGTGATGATAACGAACGTGAAGTCAAAACGCTTACTGCGCCAGCCGTCTTGCCGCAAAACATTAAGCAACTTGAATTAAGCTTATTAGGTGAAGAAGCGCGCCTGCGTGCAAGTCTTAACAATAAACGTCAAATGGTCATTCGTGCCAGTGAATCAGACGTGGCCAACAAAACGAAATACGATGCGATATTAACGCAGCTCGATGCAAAGTATAAAGCTGATGTGCTCGAGCTAACAAAAAAACGGGCAGATGAGAAAAAACGCATTGAAAACACCGCTGAAGAGGCACGTAAAAATGCCCTCAACGTGGCCTTTGAAAACAAGCTCGCTATCATTAATGGTCATAGCAGCCGTGAAACTCAGGCTGTTTATAATAATGAGTTACGGTTAGAGCAAGCGAGACAACAAGCCCGTGTTGATGGCGCGCGCCGTGAATCATTAGGGCTTGAGGGTAGTGATGAAACGGGCGAGCTTGCCCTTAATGCTGATAATCAAATTGCGCAAATCAAGCGTCAAAATGAATTGTTGGCCGCTAATGGTTTTCGCTCACAAGAAGAAGCAAACGAAGCGTCGCACCAGGAGCGATTGTTCCAGGTTAAAAATAAATACGCCGGTGCATTACAATCTAACATTGTGGCGTTTGCTAACTTTGAAAAGAAAACCCAACTTGAGAAAACTAATGCCGTTGTTGGTCTTGGCGCTGCGGCATTTAAGTCAATGGCAGGTCAAAGCAAGAAAGCATTTAAGGCCTACAAAGTGATGGCCATTGCACAGGCCATGATTAATACCTATCAATCTGCAACTGCTGCTTATGCATCATTGGCTCCTATCCCAATCGTTGGACCCGCTCTTGGTGTTGCAGCCGCTGCGGCCGCCGTATTTTCTGGCTTATCACAGGTAAGACAAATTAAGTCCCAGCAGCCTGCGGGCATTGCTCATGGCGGTATGGATTACGTGCCGAACGAGTCAACGTACTTACTGCAACGCGGTGAACGTGTTCTAAGTCCTAAACAAAACATTGAGATATCAGCCGCTGCGCGCCGTGTTAATTCAGGCTCTGTGGCGGCTAATAATAGCGGCGCAGTAACAATCAGTGTGACTAATGAAATCATAGTAAGTGGTGATACATCGGCAGAAAACGCGGCGCAGATAGGCACTGATATTGGCCGCAGCATTGAAGGTTATGTGGTTCAAAACATTAATTCAAATGGCTCAATCATCAAAGCCATTCGGGCAGCCTAGCAATAAGCGCAACAATTGTGTTGCGCATATTCAATTTCTATCATAACCTTACAATTCTTACCTAACCCCTTCACTGTAAAGTGTTTTTCAGCGTAACCCATTCACTGCTTTAATTATATTAAGACTATCAATAACTGATAGTTGCTTAATATGCCTGAACTTATTCCTTTTCCTAAACGACCATTTTCATCGGTTTTTCGTTTGGTGCCCAACAGTAAAATTAATACCAGTAAAGTTAATAACGCCAGTGAGATATTAGATTTAGAAGGCGCTTACTGGGAAGCTGAATTTGAGTTTCGTAACATCAAAGAAGAAGACGCGTTAGGGCTAGAAGGATTTTTAGCGGCGCAGCGTGGCAGTGTTGGTAAATTCCTTGCCTATGATTTTAGACGTGAACAATTAGACAAAGACTTTACGGCCAATGTGAATGGGGCCAATCAAGACGGCAACACCTTAGATATATCAGGCTTAACACCATTGCAGACGCTGGCAAAAATAGGTGAACGATTCCAACTTGGCGATGGCGCGAATGCTGAACTAAAAATGCTAACAAAGCATGTCACCTCTGACGATAGTGGTAATGCCACCATCGAATTTGAATCCCCTGTCCGTAAAATTCCTGCCACCAATACTCCGCTATATTTCAAGCAGCCCAAGGGACTCTTTCGCCTGGCCAACAACAAACAAGGCCTAAGTGACGCTCAATCTAAAAATGGTTTGGTTACGTCCTGGCGTATCAAGCTTCGAGAGGCATTTTAATGGAAGCCTTAAAAGACAGTTTAATCACTGAGTTATCACTTCATGGCCGTGCGCGATATTTTGTAAAGCTGGCGCTAAGTAGTGGTGATTTACGATTACATACAGGCGTTGGTGAGCGCCTATTTATGAATCAAATTTGGCTAGGCGTGGGCATGCTAGGCAAGATTGGTGAGATACCGGCCACCGAAACAAATAATGCAGCGCGTATAAATTTATCGTTAACCACTGATGATGAAACGCTCATGGCTGAAATTGCTGAGAACGACCCCATTGGCAGTTTATGTGAAATTCACCTCGTCACCCTGGATGCACATTACCGCGTTAACAACAGCCAATTGCTAGAAAGTGCCAATGTAGTGTCATGCGATGTTGAGCGCGGCTCTGTCTCTAAAATTATATTGGCCGTTGCTGGAGAAAGTGAACGTTGGAAACAGCCCCGTTTAAAGCAGCGCTGGAATCACGCCACCCAAAACGAGCTTTACCCAGGTGATATGTTTTTCAAAGAACAAGCCAGCACACAAAATACGCTCAACGACACCCGAAACGGTAAATTTGTGGGTGAAGTTACGTTAGGTAAATACCTATGATGGCATCATTAGATACCTTTATTGCTCAGCACCAGGATGTGCCATTTAAGTGGGGACAAAACGATTGTTGTCTGTTTGTGGCCAACTGGATTTTAACGGCGACAGGTAAAGACCTGGCAAGTGATTTTAGAGGTAAGTACACCACCAGAAATGGCGCGTTTAAATCTCTCTTTAAAGCCGGTTTAAACAACCTTCAAACATTGTTTAAAGACCGTTTAAACATTCAAATTAACATCAATTATGCAAAGCGCGGTGATATCGCATTAGTACATTATAACGATGAGCTAGTGGGCGGTATTATCGGCCTTAATTGTGTTTATTGCATCAGTGATAAAGGCGTAGTGTGCTTGCCAATTTCACAAGTTGATTGTGCGTTCGAGCTGGAGAGTCATCATGAGTAAGATTGGTGACGTCATTGAAGACACTATTGGCCTAGTTGAAGATGTTTGGGATAACACCGTTGGCGCATTGTGGGATTCATTATCTCCTGATATTCCAGAGCCAGAAACGCAATCAATGTCAAAGGGCTTACAAAAAGGCATTGACCAACCGCGCCGCATTACTTTAGGCCGTGACCGTGTTGGCGGCGTTATCGCCCATCAAGACACCGTAACGCGAGATGATAAGGAATTTATACAGCTTATTGTACTGATATCTGGCGCGCCGATTGATGCATTAGAGCAAGTGTATATTGCTGATAAGCCAATCACTACGTATGCCAGCGATAGCTGGAGTTATTTGGTCAGTGATGGATACCATACGACGGCTAACACCATGGCCGTATCAAAAATGAAAGGCTGGACATCAGCGCATATTGGCTTCAATCAAGCACACATCTTTATCGAATTGGAAAATAACCGTGAGGTATTCACCGATGGGATTAGTGACTGTGAGTTTCTCATTCGCGGCGTTCGTGTGTTTGATCCACGAGATATTGAGCAATCAGCTGATGATAAAACAACGTGGAAATGGTCTGATAATGCCGTATTAAACACGCTTCATTACATGCGTTTTTTTGGCGCACATCCCGTGCCAATCGAACGCCTTCCAATGCCTTGGTGGATTGCGGCCATTAATGTCTGTGATGAGTTGGTCAGCTATAAAGACGCCAAAGGTTTATCAAAGTCTGAAAAGCGTTATTGCGTCAATGGGACCTTTCTATTTACCTCGAACCCACTCGATGTTTTATCCCGTTTAGAATCTGCATTTGCAGGTAAAGTATTTAGACAAATGGGCGCGTGGTATGTACGCGTCGGCGCATGGTATGGGGCACCGACTCACACTATCGAGCAAAGTGATGTTAACGGTAATATCAAGATAAAGTGGCACCCTGACCTGCGAAGCCGCGCCAATATTGTGCGCGCCACATTTACCGATCCCAATCAAAACTATGAGCGCACAGACGCAACACCTATTGTCTCCCAGCTCTATAAAATTAAGGATGGCCAACCGCTCGAAAAAACGATTAGTCTCCCGTTCGTGCGCAGTGAAACACATGCTCAGCGCATTGCTGTTATTGCCCTTGAACAATCACGCCTGGGCAGCATTGAAATCCCCCTAAAACGTGCAGGCCTTAAAGCCGCTGTAGGGAAGACTATTTTTGTTAACCTGCCAAAAGAATCAATCATAAACAAAATTTACCGCGTCACAGAGCGCCGCTTTCGTATCGATGGTGGTGTCACCCTCATCGCCGTTGAAGACTCATTTGAATTATGGAGCGATAGTTTAGAGCCAAGTGAGCGTGATTTAACGCCAAACTCTAGTTATGTTGTAGGTGAATTACTAGCCCCAACGGCGGTTTCAGTTGATGTCGCAGATAGCCGAATTACGGTTAATTGGGTTCACCCTACCCCTAAATCTGTCAGCTCATATGACGTGACGGTATTTAACGGGCCATCAGCTGTCTATCGTATTAGCAGTGAACATGAATCAATTATGTTACCGATATTTGATGCTGGGACTTATGTTATTTCCGTGTTGGCCAAGAACATCCTTGGTAAACAAAGTAGAGCCGCTGCCTCGCAATTTTCTATCGTCAATCCGGTGACACCAACCATCAATATTATAGATATATCTGATGTACGGGTTTCATTAAGTGCGTTCTCACAGGCCATTGGTTTAGGAACAGCTTACCTATGGGAATTCCTTGGTGAAGATGATGCGCCTATCCAGGCCGCTAATATCACTTCTGTTCGTGCTGATGCTTTTACGTACACAGGACTAAAACCAGAAACTAACTATAGCGTTCGATGCAAAAGCGTCAACATATCAGGTGAAAGCGACTGGGCCTTAATTAGTCTGAAAACCCTGTCTTACCAGGATGTATTTGAGAGCAAGAATCTCGTTGTTTCAACGCAGCAATTATCACAAGAAACTCAGCAGATATTAGCTGATATACCCAATGTGCAATCAAAGCTTGATGACACGTTAAAGGCTTTCAATGTAACTAACTCAGCCGTTTTTCAGCTTAAAACATCGTTTAATAAAATGGGCTTAGATGTCACGCAGTCACAAGCTGATTTGTCCACTGAATTTGCGCACGTTATTGAAAGCTTTGCTGATACTAACCAGTTCGTGTTTGAGATAAATGAAGCCTTGGGAACATTGCTAGTAGAAGGCGGGAAAGTATCATTTGACGAATTTACTGCCTACCAACTTAAAGTTGATACGTTCGAAGGGACACTAAACAGTGTATCGACATCAGTGGTTAAAGCAGAGGAAAGCTTACTTGAGGCTCACTCTCTTATTAATCAAAATACTGAATCTTTAAAGCTACTTGTTGGCGACTCAACACTTAGCGACACACTCGCTATTGTACGTGAATCATCAATCCGTTTAACGAATGTTGAGAACGACATAACAGTCCAAACAATGGCAGCCAAAGCAAAAGACTTTGCAACACTAAATGCTTTTCTATCTAACGAAATATCAGTGATGCAATTGATTGAGTCTGAAGTCGACGCCGCTGTTTCAAATGAAACCCGCGCATCTGAAATTGATGGACTAAGGGCTAAAGCAAATGTACTAGAAACTGTAATCGCATCCTTCAAAGAGTCCCTTGGTCTATATACTAAAAGTGTTGATATCACTGCATCAATCAATCGCGCTTCAGCAATATTTAAAGAGCAACTTAACGCAAGAATTAACGCGCTTTCATCTGGTTACTCAAAAGAGATTAAAGTGATTTCTGATGAAAATACAGCCGTAGCACAGCGCACTGAATCACTTGAATCAAAAGTTAATTTAGAGACGGGTGAAACCGTTAAAAGCATAGCGCAAAGCGCTGCAAACGCCCGTGTTAGCTACTGTTCTATAGGGCGTGATACTGACGGGAATATTATTAGCAACTCTGAACAATGTGAAATAGCTGGTGGTACCTGGATTGATAACGCCCCTATTTCTGAACTACTTTACGCCGTAAAAGTAACAAATAATGAAGGTAAAAGCGTTAGTGCACTCAGCTATTTAACGGCACTTGAAACTGAAAATGGCGAACTTAAAGCGCGCGCATTCTTTGGAATTGATGCCAAGGGCAAGAGTGGGATTCTAGTCTACAATTCAAAAACTGGTGAATATGAACACACAGTTCTTGATTTAACAGCTGACAATATTTTGTTTCGTTCCCCAAATGGGGATGTCGTTATGCGTTTAAACACCGACACAAAAAACCTCATTATTGACGCAGAAATTCACGCAAAAAAACTCGTATTGAGTGATGGTGAGGTTTATAAAAAAGCAGATTTAAAAGGTGAAAAAGGTGATATTCCAGCCGTGACTTCCAATGGCGACGGCAGCTACACAATTACAGGAAACAATGGCGAAATAATCATTAGGAATGGGAATAACGCCCCTATCCCTACAGTAAAAGATAACGGTAATGGCACGCATACAGTCACAGATGGTACTGGTAATTCAGTGATTATCAATGATGGCGAAAAAGGTGATAAACCACTTGAGGGTGTCGATTACATTGTACAAAACGGCGTTAATGGTAATCACGGAGCGTATCTATCTTCTATATATAAAGTGGGTAGCGGCACACCTTCTGGCGGTTCTTTCGACGGAACGAATGAGACTATTCCCGCTGGATGGTCTGATAACCCTGTATTCACTGATGGACAAATTACCTATATTAGCACCGTTAAATATACCCATAATGGAACAAACTGGGTGAGAGGCTCATGGTCATCAGGTACGACATTCATCAAACAAGGAGCCAAAGGTGATTCAGTAAAAGGTGGTGATGGTGAGCGCGGCTCTAAGATGTTTACTGTTGGAACATCAAACGGTTCGTGGTCAAACTCAATTGCAAATAGCGCCACAGTAAAGGGTTTACCCGTTGTTGGTGACATTGTCACTATATACAAGAACAACGACATATCGGTTGCTACGACAAAAAAATATACCGGCTCAAGCTGGGTCGGTGGAGCTTTAATCGTACATGGAAATGCCATTTTTCCAGGCTCAGTTGACGCCAATGTTCTAAAAGCAAACTCAAAAATAAGCTCACCAGTTATCGAATCTATCGGTGTTAATCACATGACAGTGACAGCTGCTAATGGCTTTGGTGCTAACAATGAATTCGTTGAATGGCGCGGTCCTAAAAAACTTATTAATGGTCAGATCGACTTTGGTTTTATCACCCGTTCAAATGCCTATTCATACTTAACCGTTAACGGTGATGGGTATCTCGGCGGGACATTCGCTACGTCAGAATCTTTCAAGAATAGTGGTAACTCATCTGAGACATCAGACAGCGCAAACGTAACTTTGCTCGGTATAGAAACTCGTGGAGCGAACATCACGATCACTGCTAATTATTCATTGAGTGGATCGAAACGTTCAAATTACTTACTTCAGTTAGTAACCCCCAAAGTCACCCTATTAATTCAATTGCTTGTTAATGGGTCGTGGATTACAAAAACATCTAAATTATTAATTGGAACATCATACGATGAATCTGCAGAACTAGGAGGAACAGGTTCAGATATACATGAAACAATGTCGGGGCAATTAATGTTTTCACACAAAGCATCCAGTGCTGGCTTAATAAATTGGCGCGTCATCATCCAAAGCAGAGACATCAACGGTGGCAACACGTACCAAAACATCACGTTAAAAACTGAGGAATAAATGAATAATTATCTAGAAACAAATTCAGCAACACTTACTACTGGCGATGATGTTATTAGCGTTACAGGCAATGTTGATATGTCGATATTAACTGATGACTACTTATGTGCCATCAGAACGGGTCAGTATTTAGTTCCTGTCATTTCTGGTACTGCGCCTAATGCAAACGGGGTAAGTACAATAACGCTAGCTAAACCATGGAATGGTGCAAATATAAATAATTCAGAAATATTCGTGTTTCCAACCTTTGCTAATGTCGCAAGTACAATAACCTCGATGGACGCCCTCAATGAGGTTAGCCGCGCAATTCTCAAACGTTTCAATGATTTATTAATGTCTAGCGCAAGTAGCATTGATATTAGAGTGGGCGCTACAGCAAAAATAACCACAACACCATATCAATATTTGGTTAATCAAGTTTCATCACTGATTAATCAGTTAAATACATTAATGGACAATATAGATACAACACTGAATGAAAAAGTAGATGCTCAAATTGTTGAAAACATAAAAAATATACGTTACGGAAAAGTTGATAATCCTTTAGTTCATTTATTTAAAAAGAACAAATTAGTTGAAACATTAAGCGGCGAGCTATCTTGGACCCGTGATAGCGGGGCAACAACGTTTGATATGTATGATGAATTCAACTATTCCCCAAGTCCATATGCGACTAATTTTGCATTGCAGAGTGAAAATTTTGCACATAATGTTTGGGGTAAAACATACATTGCCCTCAACGCTGGAATGACTAATTATAATGGTCTTAATACAGCGACCGAGATAGTAGAGGGCACTCAAAGTGGAGAGCATTTTATATCAGAAACAACGTCTACAATCACAGCAGGTGCAGTAAAATCAAGTGTAATAGTAAAGCTAGGTCAAGGTTCACGTCGAGACTGTAGGTTGAGGTGTGCTGACTCCACAGGGTTTGTCGGCGCTGGTTATTTCAATCTGACAAGAGCTAGCGCTAAATCATCGGGTGGCGTATTCAATGAGCATATAATTCCAATGGGTAATGGTTTTTACAGATGCTCGATTTCATGGGTGACTAATGGTCTTGCAGCAGTTATTGGTGTCTATTTAGTGGAAGAAGACGAAACGTCAACATCATATGTAGGGGATGGAGTTAGCTCTATAATACTAGGTGGAGTTCAGTTTGAAAAATCAAACGTGGCAAATGGTTACGTTAAAACGTTAGATACGATTAGATCTGGCTCATCTTATGTGGGCATTGACGTTACACGTCAAGAAAAAAATGGATGGTTGGTAGAGGGAGCGAGTACGAATTATTTACGTCATACTTGTAATTTTAGTCATAATGCTTGGGTTGTTTACAATGGAGTTATTAAAAATACTGTTACTGAAATTACAAATCCTGACGGTAGCAAACAAACGACCGGTTTTTTAGTGGATGACACTCTTGGGATTATCAGGCAAGGAATGTCTAACTCAGGAAATGACGATAAAACGTTTTCAGTGTGGTTCTACATTAGAGATATGGGCGGTGTGAAAAAATTAACGGTAGATTACGGGGATGGTCAGGCGGCTGAGAATGATGTAGACCTTACTAATGTTCCATTACACACATGGGTTCGTATTGTTTTCACAGGTCTGGTTAAGGGACTAATAGATCATCTTGACATAAAACCCAGCGTGAAAGACGCGGGAGTTTTTGATTTTTCATTATGGGGCGCGAATCTTAGCCCATCGTCGTTTGCAGACAGTGATATTATCACTAAAGATGTCCCTCTAACTCGTTCTCGCGACATTGTTTCATTTAATCCTCATGGAAATATGCCAAACCTTACCGATGAATATACTATTTCGTTTGTCGTAACTCGGCCTAAAGGTTCTCAATTTTCGAGAGTGTTTGGCGTTGATAAATATTCGTATTTTTATGCAAGACTATATCCGGATGGAGACATTAGTTTGTCTAGCATAGACGGAAACTCGGTGACATCGTCAGCAACTACCATTGATATAGTGCGCCCCGTTTTTTACGCCATCACTCAAAGTAAAACGCACGTTACAGTGTATGTTATTCAAGATGGGGTTGTTGCTAGCACAACTAAGGAGAGAGGGCCGATTGTGACGCCTTATTTAAGCCCTACTAAGTTTGTCATTGGCAATAGCGCACACGCAACATCTTCGACAGAGGCGTTTTACGGTACATTCAATGATTTTAAAATCTTTGATGTTCCAATGTCCTTAATTGAACTCACATTGATGTCGGGAGAGTAATCATGGATTTTATTACATACGTTCCTGACTTATCAGCGATGATAGCCGAAGCGATTTCGATTCAATCTGATGAAGAAAGCCAGCTTGCCCGATATTTTACAATTGAAAATGGGCGCGTCAGCTTTGACGTATCAAAAATTACAGTAGAAAAATCTAAGGACAACCAAAGTGTATGTGTTGTTCGCGGCATATCACGCGCGGTGATTGAGTCATCAACAACAATAAGGGTGATTGGTCATGCGATTGGCACCGATGATTATGAGTTCTATGAAGATGGTCAAGCCATCTATGAAAGTATACATGACACTAAGCCGCGCATGCTTGACGATGGCTATGGCGGTCAATACTCATTTACACCGTCGTATAAAATGGGCGGATTCGCTTAAGGAAACAGGTCAAAGATACACAGTTAGATATATTTCTTAGACCTATTTACTGCTTATTAACTTGTTAATTAGCTCATAAAAGATACAAAAGACGTGTTGTGTGTGAATTCTGAAGCTTTAGCTGAACCTAATTCCAGTACAAATAGCAGCCCTTAGTTCATAGTATGTTAAAAATAAAAACCATAAGGGTATAACTTTTAAATTACACTTTTTACAAAAATTAGGTTGTCTAAATTCCAATGCATAATAGTCTAAATTCTATCGCCGCGTTACATTTGTACTTATTTAGTATATTAATCAGATCTATATAAGTATCTTGCTCTAGCAATATCCAAGAATTTTAACTGATTCAACATAAAAAATATCAGTTGAATCAGTTATTACATCACTACTTATATTGAACTATGCATAAAAAACACGCGACGCTACGTAAAATCTGGAATTCCTCCACCGTTACTGGAGCCACAATTCGCAGAGATCACATCGAATTTTCTATTTATTAAGCTCTAGTGAAACTGCCTCAATAATTTTCGCTGGATGTTTTAGGTAATGAGAATGATCAAGTAATACAGCATTTTCG